ACCTGAAGAATTTTTTTTATCACTATTGTTTTCAATTTTATCTAGTGCTGTAGCAATATAAACTTTATCAACCTTATCTTGTTGTTGATTTATTGGTTTAGTAATTGGTTTACCAATAGGTTTATTGATTGGCATACTTTCAAAATTATTATCCACTTCATCTTCTGAATATACAAAACCATGAATACCAATTAATTTTAAAACAGCTCTATCAATTGCTCTTTTTTCTGCCATCGCATAAGGATAAGCATTGGTATTATTTTTAGGTGTTGCTTCTCCATAAGTTATAACTCTATTACCATCTAATGATGCAGTACATTTAATTGCAACCACACCTTCCTTAGAATTTTTTTCAATCTCATCTAAGCTTTCAATAATGACCCCTTTATTTTGACCTGCGATCTCAATATATTTATGCTTCATGCAAACAGCATTATGTTTATTCCATAAACAATCATCAGGATTAAACTTTAATTCATTTAAAATATTTTTTACAATTGGATCAACTTTATTAAGATCAACCTTTGTATTTTTATACATCTTCTTTACCTTTCTTTTTTTTATTTGTTTTTTTCACTTGATGTTTAGAAAATAGAAGTTCATCTTTCACTCCTTGTAAATCTAATTTAAGTTGATGAATTTGTTCATCTCTATTTCTTAAATTACTTTCTAAAACTTTTATTTGTTCTCTTTGTCTTCTATTATTTGTTTGAAGTTTAGCTAACTCCATCATTGTTTTATCTGTCATTTTTTTTCTTTCTGCTTTGAGTTATGTAGTCATAAATAAAATATAAATCACCATCATTAACAACTTTATGAAAGTTTGTTTTTAAATAATTCATAACTTTATTTAAAATATATGTATCGTTTCTAACTTGTTTTTTTTTTATATTTTCAATCATACTTCTCCTTATAATTTATTGTAAAAGTCTTCTAATTTTTGCATATCTTCTTCATCATAGTTTTCTAACATAAAGTTAGTTCTATAATTCCTGATCTCAGACCAATCAACACCAATCATACAGGCCAATTTTCTTAAATCCCCACCTGACATTCTCAGCATTTCTTGTCTTTGAATATTGATCTGAATAAATTTTCTAAAAAAATAATTAAGTCCTTCAGGGGATAACTCCCAACAATTTTCTGGTGTAAAAATTTTATATTCACTTTCAGAAACATAAATTAAATAAGGTTTATATTTATTATTAAAGTGCTTAGAATAAACTGCTATTTGTATGCAGTGAGTAAACTGTGGGTTATTAACTTTTTGTGGTTTAGAGTACACCCAATCCCCAATTCTATTATCAGTCTTTCTTGTTTTAGATGTTGTTGGATTTTTTCTGACACTGCCAAACCTATTTTTATGCTCAGTAATAATTTGTAAAGTATCGTTATAACAATCAATATAACCTTCGTTAGCTATATTTAATTTTTGACCCATGTATTGATCATCATACCAATCTGAAAAAGGTTTTTCTATTTGCCAACCTTCCATATTATTATTTGATACTTCTTTGATTGCGTCTAAATGATTTTGAACATAACTTTTTATAAACTTTAAAATAAAATTTGCTTTTATTTTTTTCTTCTCATCTAATTCAAGATGATTAATTAAATTTTTAAAATGACTTTCACAATCTTCTATCTTTGCAGTACCCAATAAAATATTTTGAAACCATTCATGGACAAAAGTACCTGATTTAAAACTGATACTATCTTTCTCTTTTTTGAAATTTAAATATGGAACTAATTGATATTTTAAAAACCAAAGCCAATTGCTAAGTGCAGTTTGTGATGGACTTGTTGTTGCTTTTTGCAAATCCCCACTTGTCCAAGCTGTATCGGTAAACCTTTCCTTCAATATCATTGATTTTATATTTACAAAAGATTTACAAAAATGTCAATACCTCTTGCAAATTATTTTTTTTAATGTATTAAAATAGAAATGAAAGAAAGCATTACATTAGACTGGCCTGAGATATTATCTGGTGCATCAACTGGTATGATTAGAGAGATTGAAACCCTAAGACAAAATATGAAATGGGGTCATGGACAAAATGCTAACACCTATCAGAAATGGGGTCAAACAATTTCAGGTTGTATCTGTGAAATGGCATTAGCAAAAAAGATGGATAGTTATTTTAACCATTCAGTGAATAATTTTTTTGGCAAAGACATCACAATAAATAAAAAACCTGTTCAAGTTAAATCCCAATTGTATTCTAAGTATGAAAAGTTTTTAACGATAAGACAAAAATATAAACCTGAAGATTATTATTTTTTAGTCATAGATAATATGCCTACCTTTTATTTCTATGGCTACATACAGGCCAAAGATTGTCAAAAATATGGCATTTGGACTAATCAAAACCAACCTGATAGGCCTTATTTTTGGAAGATACCTATTGATAAACTTAAACCTATTAGTAATTTTAAGTATGAATAAAAAACCTAGTTTAGAACCATTCCAAAAAGTAGAGCATAGCCTATTGGATAATGAGGTGCTTACCCCTACTGAAAAGATGCTGTATATCCTTCTGAGAAGGCTTAGGACTGCGATTAGAGGGTGTACCCCTAGTCATGCTTATCTAAAGAGAAAACTTAAAATAAAGGATAAGAGAACGCTTGTAAGGGCTTTGGATAGACTTCAGTTATTTGGCTATATCACATGGAAAAATAGAGGTAAGAATTTAACCAATAAATATTACTTCAGGGATAACAAAGATTTTCAATACATATTGCAAGACAACTTAAAATTGAGAAGGATAATGTCTCAAAAACAAAAGAATATACACAACCAAAAGTTGAGGGATAACTTTGTGAATAAGAGGGGGATAAAGGTAATTAACAGTTAACATATTATTAACAGGGGGTCTGGCAGGGGTGCTAGTGAGGGTACATTAAATGCTAGAAGGGGGGTACATAAAATGTACCTAAATATAGATATATAATATATATAACTAGTTAACTAGTTAGAGTAATTAGTATGAATAAGAAATATGTACCTATTGAAACTATTAAATATGAATTAGATAAAATTAGAAAGTCTTCTAATTTTCATTATAAACAAGCTATCATACGAAATCGTAAAAATCAGGTTAAGCACCCCCCCTTGATAGACCTACTTAATTATCTTCGAAATAGAAATGTACCTGACGCTAAAATAGATGAGATTGTCAGGGAATATTGGGTAGCTGTGGAAAAAAATAATAACTTCGAAAAAGAAATTGCTAATAAACTTAAGATCAAGTATTCTAAATAAGTTAACAATATATCTAGGTATTAAAAAGGATAAGGGGGTCTTCTACCTTTCTTTCTAACCCCCTATCCTCCTCCTTTTTTTCTTTTTAAGTTCCAATAAGTTCTTGCTAATAACAATCTTATCTTTTTTGTTTGTATTTTTTCTGGGTAATTGGACAACAACCTGTTTTTGATCTTCGATGTACTTTGCATACTTTTTTCTAATCTTATCATCTTTCTCAAAAGTATCTACGCCACACAGTTCAAGATTAAGTTTAAACAATTCATAACTTTGTAGCCTACCTTTCATTGACCCACATTATAAAATAATGATACCTAAAACAACTAATAAAACCATAGCCCAAAAGATTAGAATGATTCTAATGTACTTTCTATGTATTGGATAACCTTTAATAATCATTTAATCTTTTTATAGTGTTGCTTTAAATCATCTATTAATTGTGGGTATGTTGGTATCTTATCATTATCAAACCAACTTTTAATTTCAACATAGATGTCATCAATGTCTTCTGGGATATACCTACCTGAATTTTGATATATCTTTTTAATGGCCTCTAATTGATCGTTGGTAGGCTCATCTTCTTGTAAAAAAGAATAGCTATCAAATCCATTTCTATCGTTCACTCTAATATTCCAAACTTTCATTTAACCTCACTTTCTAATCATATTGTTTTAATTGATTAATTTTATATTCAGTAAAAAAATCATAAGCTAATCTTGAAACTTCATCAGCAAAATGGTTTTCATACATAGATACAAACTCATTCCATTGATCATCAGTTATTTTTTTATCTTCATCTAAATGATCTTTTTTTATAACTTGCCACAATTTACTAATCATTATTAACCTCACTTTCTTTTATTTCATTTATATTGATTTCAACATATTCATGTAGGTTATTTGATACTTCATCATAACCCATTGAGATTGCATCTTCATCGTTATCAGCTTCAACTATTTGCTCATAACCTAAGTCTTCACAATAGACTTTATATTTTTTCATTACTGACCTCACTTTCTTTTTTATCTAATGTATTTTTAATAGTGTTTTCTATATCCCAATATAGTTCACTACCTTTCTTAGTATTCTTTGTGCTACCTATATTGTCTTCATCAGCAACAACATATTCATTTGCTATATCATCATGCAAACTATCAATGAATTTAAAATATAAATCATCAGCTAACTGACAAGAAATATCAAAGTTTTTATCATTAACTTTTTTTTCTAATTGATAGACTTTGTTTTCTAACTCATCTATTTCTATTAGATTTTGCATACCTTCATTCATAACTAACCTACCTTTTTATTATTTTTATATTTAATTTTACCTTCACTAAGCAATTGATTAAAACATAGATAACATACACAGGCATATTCATCAGGCATTGTATAATCTTCATCTATTTCACAATAACTTTCATTCCAATAATGATATTGATTGTCTTCACTATCCATACAACAATCGCATTTACTCATAACTGGCCTACCTTTCTTTCTTTCATCTTAATTGTTTGTATTATTTGTTGGTTATCATAATCAAATATATCGAAGGCTATATATTTTGTACCTTTATCATTAGCCCTTAATATTAGATCATAATTCATTAATGACTTATCCATTGTTAATTGGATATGTTTATCTTCTAATTTCAAAGTTAACCTACCTTTCTAATATTCAAATACTTCATAATCATAATCTTCTGGTAAGTTAAAAATGTATTTAACTTGACCATAAGCAACTATAATTTTTATTATCTTATCTTTTATTTTACCTATTTTTTTTATTATATTTTCATAACTATCATCATCACATTCAACTACTTCATAATCGTAGTCTTCTGGTAGTTCATAAGCATATTGAAACTTACCATTTTCCATTCTTATACACATTGTATTATCATTCATAGTTAACTTACCTTTCTGTTAAGTGTGATTTGATTTAATACTTTTTTAGCTTTCTTTTTATCTTTGACAAACAACCATCTATTTTTAATGATGGTATTTAAAAAGCTTTCCAACTCATTATTAGAAAACTTTTTTATTTTTTGATTAGGATAATCAATTACATACATAACTAGCCTACCTTTCTCTCTATTAAATCTTCATCATTTTCATTCTCTTTTTTTATAAAACATGGGCTACAAAGTATTTGATTATCAAATGTTTCAATTTGATGATCATCTTCACAAAATTCCCATTCACATCTATTACATTTACTCATATTCAACCTACCTTTCTAATTGTTAATTGCATATATTGTTAACATTATAACTTCATAAATAATAAAAGCTTCAAACAAAGTCATAGTTTAATAACTAGGTAATTCAGGCTTACCATTAATTAAATGTTTAAAGAATAAAAACAGTCTTTCAAATTGATAAGAGAAATAACCTTGATCTTTTTTCTCTCTCAATAGATGATGCTTATCTTCAACGATTAAAACTTCTATCCATTTATTTTTATATTGTTTCATAATCTACCTTTCTATTTTTGATTTCATCTTTAATTAAATTTACTACTTCATTTTTTGTGTAATCCATAAATGACTTAGTAAAATTATGGCCTTGATCATGTAAGCAACTTGCAACCATAACACCATTAAGTTTTAATTGTAAAAAGATGTCATAACCTTTAAATCGTACTGGCCTATATTCTTTAACTGTCGGATAAAACATAATTAACCCACCTTTCTTTTAAGTTTGTCTATTAAATGACTATCATTATCAATTAATCTTATTAACCAATCTTTAAAGCTTTCTTTCATATTCCATTTTAAATTATTTTTGTAATATGATTGATAGTCTTTAAAGTCTTTTTTAAGCTTTCTTAAACAGTCTTCAAAGTCTTCAAAATCATAAAACTTTTTATTGTATTTTTTTTGTAATAACTCAGTGATTGATTTATAATCTTTAACTTTCATAGTTAACCTTTCTATTGATTGATATATCCTTCTTGATTTGTCCATTGTTTATCATTTATTTTATAAACAGTAGGTGATTGTTTTTCATTATTTAAATAAACTAAGTATTGTTGTTGGTGTCCATTTAAAATAATTTCATTACATTCAATTTGACAATCTGTTTCAAAGTATTCTGGTCTTTGAAATGCTGATCTATATTCTATTTTATATTTCATAGTTAACCTTTCTTGTTGTTGTGATAGTTTATAACTTCATTTGTGCCTACAATTCCAAAGTAAGCAATTATTACAAATCCAATCGCATAACCGATTGCAAGTAGTGTTATTATTGTTTGCATGTTGTACCTTTCTTTATGTTGACAATTTATAATTATAATTAAATCTTGTCAATAGATTATAACCATTGATGTTTAATAGCATAACCATCGTTAAAAAGAGTTTTTGATATATTATAAACAACATGAAAACCCATATCCATTCCACAACCACCAACTTTGATACCATTATATCCACCAAAACGATTTTTAGCTTCTTTCCAATCATCAGCTTCAGCAATATAACCTGTTATATCCATCGGCTTATTGTCTTTAATGTATTTAATAGATATATGTCTCATCATACCTGATTGAGATACATGATTTAATTGAGTATATAAAACATCATCTTTTTTTATTATTGATTTTAAATAATCAATAGCTTCTTTTTTTATTTGTTGTTTAACTTCTTTTTTAGTCATATTAACCTTTCTATATTATTGCATTTAAAGTTATTATTGAGAATACACCCAATAAAAACAATACATTGAAAGTGTAAGCAATATAATAGATTGCTTTTTTCTTTTTAGTTCTCATAAATAACCTTTCT